CGTTCTATACCTATTATGTTTTCTATCTCGTGGTTCGATGGAGACCACCAATACCCATAATCATTGTCTACTCTTGCTATCACACCAGCCAGCCGTTGAGAAAACGGTTCGAGTCTTGGTGCGTTCAAGGCTTCATCGTAAACTTTCAAGTGCGGATAGCAAATTATCGTCCTGTACGAAGATGTATTGAGCTGTCCACCAGCGCCTCGGGCTTCGATAACTTGTTGTGTAGTAAGTCCTACTGGAGCATCTATAAGTGCAAATGCTCTATGATTTTCAGCTTTTGCTATCATAGCAGCGGCAACGTCTTGATTCTCACAGAAAAACGGAGCAAGCATCAATTTTGCGGTAAAACCAAACTGCGTATACAATTGATCTATTATTTCAAGCCCTGTTCTAAGCCCAGTGGTTGGATCTATGCCACCAATCACTTGAGCATCCGTGACCGTGGTTGGGTCTGGTAGACCCGCAGAGTTTGTGTTTGATACTGGATTGAAGACATTCACAACCACACAAGTAGTCCCGCCTTGATCGAATATTGCATCAAGTGCGTAAGGTATCGTGTATCCTGGCGTTGGTGGTCCGAAATTGGTCACAGCATCACTTTTGCTCAAGACTAAGACGGGCTCGTTGACTATTTGTTGATACCAAGCTGTTGATGACATTCCAGCTGGGATTGTATCCTGCACTGGTGCAGTACCAACCAAAAACACAATAGCAGAGCTTACTTGTTGAACTGGAATTGGTCCCGTGGTTAGTTCTATCGTTTCAATACCGTGAAGATAGCTTGCTGGCATATCACACCTCCTTCTCGTGATCGTGATCTTGTTCTTGTTCTGGTTCTAAATATCCAAGACCTATCAGTGTTCTCAAATGGTCGCTGTTGATATCTGGCAGTTCAACTTCACGATCTGGATAAAGAGGATAGCTCTTCCCAGCAATCCATACCATTGTTGGATACGTGATTTTCACCTTATACTTCATGGCATTGCCTCCACATTGATTTGACTTACAATTACATCATCAGTGTACGGCACAACATATCTGCCGTTTGCTTTGAATATTAAACGGTAAACAAAACTCCCTGATTCGTGTGCTAAAAGATCAACCTTTACAGGCTCTACGTTATAGTCTGTTTGTTGGACAAGTGCGTTGATAATGTTAGTAATCAAGGGATATGCTCCCTCTGCCTCCTCCCTCAAGGCTTTAAAAAATAAAAGAGCACTAAATTGAAACTTTGTTTCGTAGGAGTATGGAGATAACGGCTGAAAATCTACACTCTCAATGATTATTCGTACGAAGGGGGTGTAATTGGGTCTAAAGAATAGCTCATCAGCTTTACCGCTCCACGGCTGAGCGTTTATTCCCGCTGTTGTCAATGTTTGAATAATTTGTGTCTCTAATGTATCAAACACCTTTCAATACCTCATCAAGCGTTTTTACAAACATCTTTTCTGCTATTTGCTGTTTTTCAAACGATTCTTTCACGGGTTTTGCAAAAGGTCTCGCTGGCATTTTATATGTTCCCATTTCGTTATATATGGCGTATGGTACTTCTGTTCCCACCACCGCCATCAATGGTTGCAATCTCCACGTCCAAGACTGCATTAATGTAGATGTCCTGATTAATTTCTTTTCTGAATATCCTTTCTTAATTTTCTCTTTCAAATATTGTTTTGTAAGAGGAGCCCATTCAATTCCTTGAGATGCTCCTTGTGTTTTAAAAATATCTCTAATATCTTTTTGTATTTTTAAAGCAGACTTCTGCAATGTGATATTCGCTGCTTCTTGCACTTTTGCAGGAAGCTCTTTTAAGAATTGCTCGAGCTGCTCGATAGTGTTTGCCATACGATACTCGCTTGAGGCGCAAGGTTCAAGATTCTTTCTACTTCTGCTATCATCTGTTTGACGTTCATGATTTGCCTTCCTTCTGCTTTTGACCAGTACATATTCACATTCGTAGCAAGCTCAGAAGCCGCCAGAAGTAAGAGGGCTTTATTGACTTCTGGCGTATCGGGTATTTCGGAGGCGTCAGATATGTTTAATAAATTCATCAATCTATCTACGGCAAGATTGATACAATTCTGCAAAATTGTAGTTGGATATGAGCTATCGTTTACAAAAGCCTGCAAATCAGTTACCTGTATCATTTCTTCTTCTTGTCATCTTCTTTTACTTCTTCAGCGAGTTTTGCTTCAAGCAAGATAAGAGCTATGTTGTCATCTACTTCTTGTATACCAGCCGCCACTTTGTATTCTTTACCGTTTATCCATACCGATGTTGATTCTTTAACAAACAATTTCATATCCCACTCCCTTAGTTAGACTCTATTCTCACTACCGCTGGTTGGTACAGTATCGTGCATCCAAAATAAGCTCTCCAACCGACGTTTTTGACTCTTCCTAATGGATCTACGTTCGTATAGACAGTTTGTACTGTGTTTCCATCCAGATCAACAAGCCCATATCCATTGAATCCCACGACCAGCGTTTGATAAACATTGGCTGGAGTTGTTGAGTTTCCGTTTGGAACGATTGGCATAGCAGTGGAAACAATGAATTTCACACCTGCAAACTCACCTATGTATCCCTTCTCTATTGGGCCACGCTTTGTCATAGACAATTGTATCAGCTGTTCGGCTGTGAACAAATTCATGATCTTATCTGGATGGATGAAACACACATAATAGCCGTCTGGGAATGTTGGAATATTCGCATCCATCAATAGGTTTGAAGCTTGTATTATGTTTTGCGTTGTAAGCGGATATGATCCAGTCAAGGCGCTTCTGCTTGTTTGACCACCCGCATAAATTACATTTGTGCCTGCGGCCAAAACATTCATTGCTACTGTGTGCAGTGATTGTTGAGCGTTGTAAGCAAGAAGCTCAATAGCAGCATCCATGATAGGTGTAAAGGATGTGATGTCTGTAAACTCATCAAGAGCTATATAGTTTCCATATTCATCTATTTGCACAGTCACTTGTTGGTCTGTGATTGGTGTGCCTGCTGGAGTTGGTTGGAAGGTCAGAGGCGTAGATACGATTGGCAGTAGTTGGAATCTTGTAAATACAGCTTGTCTACCGCTGTTGAGTGGCATCATAAACTTTTGCCCGTAATTCAGTAGTGGCAAATTCTGTCTGACAAATTGCAAGAGCTTTCGCTCGTAATAAATCGGGAAAAGTTCTGGGTTTGTCAATCCTGTTACTGTTGCCATTATCTCATTACCTCCCTTTTAAGTTTCTCGCCCAATTCTTTCAATTCCTCAAAGCTCATTTTCTCTATGTCTTCTTTCTTTACTGTGCCTGGTTGAGATTGTTCTGGTGGTATTTGAACGCTCTTAGATTGCAATTTTTCAGAAGCTTTTGCTCTATAGTCATCGACCATATCCTTGAGTGTGTCTACATCAGCTTTTTCTATGAGCTTGAGAAGTGCTGATTTTTCACCTTCTACGACTTTCACAAACTTTGTAGCTTCAGCACGTAGATGCTCAATATATTTTTTCCCCGTTTCTGCAAGCTCTCTAAGCTCTTGATTCTCTTTTTCAAGAGCTGAAAGCCTCACTTCCAACGCTCTTACAGCGTCCATCAACTCTTCTTTTGACAGTGTCTCAATATTTTGCAACATATTTTTACCTCCTTAGTTTTACTTGCCTTTTGGTTTAGGTCTTTTAACTTCTTTCTTCTTGGCCATCTTTATTACCTCCTTTACAGTGTTTTTCATACAAATTCCTTGCTCGTGCCTCTACACGAGAATCTCCATGAAGAGCTGCAAGACTGATTGCAGCTCGTAGCCTTGCACATGATATTTGCCCTTCCCAAGTCCTGTAAGGGTATTTTCTATTCGTTGGATCTAAGAAATAGTCCCGTGGTGCTTTTTGTCTGAGCTCTTGAGATTCCCACCAACGTGCGTAGTCTGTGTCTTTGTTCTCTTCTGCTTCAAACAACACTTTTGCGTTCTTATCTGCTCCTTCAAAAACAAAAGAAAGCTCTTTGAATGTGAGGTCTTTTACTACGTATTTATTGTCTTCTTCTTTTTCTGTTTCTAATGTCATTCCAACGCTTACATCTGAGATGGGTCTTGGTTCCATTTTCAAAAGATTTATGAGCTTTTCATTCCCATGTTTTACTATCTGCAATTTTGCAATTATCCTGCCATTCTGAAAATACGCATCTTTTACAACTCCTATTACAGAACCTACTTCCCATTTGTGATCTAATAAGACAGGCTTTCCTATAAGAGTCTTTGCTTTTTTTGCTAAAAGATCATCTGGGAAGCAAAGATTGCCATATTTTCGTTGCACGCACGTAGAAGAAAGAGCAACAACGCTTACTTCTACAAAATCTTGTTCTTCGCTCAAATTCTCAGTTGTCAACAGCGTCTCTACAGTAATCACACTGTTATTATGTTTTTATTGAGTTTAAAAAACCAGCAAAGGTTTCAAAGAGAAGATTATCTAAGAGATTTGATGAGATTTTCTAAAAGACGTTTTTTTCTTTGTGCGGATAGTTTTGTTGGTGGTACTTCAAGAACTTCTTGAACCAGTCTTTCTATTTCTGAGGCTGGTATTCTTACTGCTGATTTGTCTTTTATTTTTATACAACGGATAACTCCCTCATCTATCCAAGTGTAAATTGTCCTGTCGGATACTCTAAAGAGCGTTGCTACTTCAAAAACCGTTAGGAATCTATCCATATCTGAGATTTATTATACGCAGTTTGTAGAAAAAAGACAAGCGACAATTTCAACATACAGATTCAACTCTTAAGTCTTTAGTTTGTTTAATCTTAATATATTCACAATAAGATTTAAGCCTTGACATCAAAGGCTCTGGAAACTGATTGAAACTTTCTATTGAGTTTGTGGTGATGTATAAAGGAATGTTCTTAGATTCTGCGTAATAGATAATTTGAGTTATTAAATCAATTTTGATATCCTTTAAATTTGGTAATAAATCATCTATAAGATATGCATCGTGTTCTTGGAAGGTTTCAAATATCTTCGTATCAAACAGCACAGAGGATATATAAAGTGGATTCTGCACTTTCCACCAATACACCAGCTTTGCTATTTTCCAAGTGCAAGCAACAGATTTTCCTACACCAGCTCTTCCTTCCAAAACAGCCCCGTTTTTCTCTGATTCTCTTATTTTCTTTATACTTTCTGTTTCTTTGATTTTAAACAAAGCAACATCTATTAGTCTATCTGGAAAATGTCCTGAACTTAGGATATCTTTGATCTGTGTTTTTGTGCGTGGCTTGAGATATCTGTCTACTTTCTGAATATATCCCGGTTGCGATTCTTTACAAACCCAAAACCCAGCTTCATCTTCAAGAATTGTGCTGTGTGGAAAATCTTTTCTAATCTGTTCAATGTTTTTGTAGATTTTCATATCCCACCTCACCACGGTACATCATCATCATCCTTCACCCAGTCTTTCAAGTAGTAGTCCTTGCCTCTTTGGTTTTCAGGACTGCACCATTCTTTATTGTCTGACTTGCCCTTTATGTTTGGTAAGTGGTTCCTAAATTGCAATATCCCATTCCATTCTCTTTTGGATTTTTTGAAGTTCTCGTAATCTTTCTTGAGTTGTTCTATATCTTCATTGTTTCGTACGTAGATTTGTATCAAATCTTTGAAATGTTTACCAATGATTGCTCTATACTCTACCGAGTACTTAAACATCTCTGGGGGTTTTTGATTCCAGAGGTTCAAATACCAGCCCATGAGATGTTGCAACTCTTTCACATAGCCTGACCGCTGCTCTTCTTTTTCTATTTCTTCTTGCAATCTTGCTCTGAGTTCATGTATCACATCTATCGCATCTTTAAAGCGTTTGTTTTTGAAAAGCTCATCAAACTTTTCAAGTTTCTTTAAAATCTGTCTGTTATTCATGAGATGCCTCCTTTTTCGTCATCTGTTTGTATTTTGACTTTATCGCCTCTGGATGTCTTCCGAGGCGTTTGGAGAGTTCCTGCAAAACTGCAGATTTGCAACCATATACGCTCAGAATGTCATATATGAGTTTTTCTTCTTCTTTTGTGTATCTGCGATGAATTGCCATTCCCTGCTGTCTATGTCTTTTGTGTAAGTATTGCTTCCTATATTCCTTTTCGCATTCCTCACTGCAGTATGTATCGTTTGATTTCACAGGGATAAATCTTTTCCCACATACTCCACATGTTCTTTTGATCGTCTCTATATCCTGATTAGGCAAGCCAAACACTGGTGGCTCTTGGTTATATTCCACCAAAATGCCATTTTTCAACTGTCCAGCTATAATGCTTCTGATTTTCTCCTTATAGATGCTTTTCAAGTAGGATGGTGCTTTTAACTCGTTTAACACCATCCAAGGCGTAAATATTTTCAACCTAAGCATCACTTGCCAAATCTGTCCTTCTGTCATGATTACCTCCCTAACGCTACTGCTACTTTTTCTATGATGTCTTTCTTCGCTGGCTGTTTTGCTTGTCTGCAAGTTTGCAGTATAAAAGCCACATCAATGGTAGTCCAGCCTTTCTTTTTTGATATTTCAAAAATTTCTTTTACATCTGCTTCTACTTTTAGTTCTTTTGCTAATGTGTCTATTGTGTTCTCTGTAATTGGTTGGAGCTCCCTTGTGATAACTATTCTTTTATGTATTGAGTGCGGATGCGTTGCCAATATTCTTGGTATTGTATGATCTCCTAAAAAGATATAGGAAAAATTTAACTCCAGGTCTTCTGATAAGTCTTTAAGCTCATTCAGAATATGATATTTTGAAAGTATTCTTTGGCTCTCATCCAGTATAAAGATTGGCTTTAGCTTGAGGTAGTCTAAGTGGTACTTTATCATGTTTAAAGTGCCTTCCCATGTATGCCTTACACCAGAACGTAGAGCCAAGCCAATCAGTCTATACAGTCTTCCCTTTGAGATGTCCCCATCTGGGATCTTGATGTAGAAGACATCATCGTAGTGTGATACAATTTTTTGTGATGAGAATGTCTTACCAGTTCCCCATGAGCCGTAGAGTATGGCGTGGACTGGGCTTTTCTGCTCTTCCCTAATCCTCTTTAGGGCAGAGATTGTGCTGATGATTGTTTCTTCTGTGTGTATCATCTTATGTACCTCCAAAAAGTTTTAAAATGTCAATTTCTTCTTCTTGCTTTGATTCTTCTTGTTTTATTTCCTCCCCCTCAGTTCCAAAGATGCTTGTAATGTCTAATATCTCTCTATTTTCTTTTATCTCTTCTTGTCTCATCTTTTCCATCTCTTCTGTTAGCTTTGCCTTTCTTTTAGATATTCTTTTCTCTTTATTCTTTTGCTCTTTTATATCGATTGTTTCAAGGCTTGGAACATCTTTAGAAATGAGCTGAGCATATCCAAGCCTTTCTTGTTCTTTCTCATCCCAAACTTCTAATTTTGTTGCATCTTGTATATCCCTATAACACACCACTACTGGAGCTTTGGCTTTTCTTCCATATTCTCCATATCTTTCAACGGGATAGTAGAACTCATAAACAAGATTGTCTATTGTTATGCTATTGTTTCTTACAACACGAATAAACCTTTCTCTAAAAGCAAGCCTAATTTCATCTATGTTGGCTTGCCTGTATTGTATTGTTTGGTGCAAAATTTCAGGTATCACTGGCTCGTTGAGATGCTCAAATTTGTGTTCTTCTCTGTTGTACATCTCAAGAGATACCTTCAAAGCATCTGCAAACTCGCTATGTGTTTGGGTGTAGTATCTCAGCTTGTCTTTTAGGTCTCGGAAGGCTCTTTCTATTAGCTTTTGGTTAGGTCTTCCTGGGATTGTATTTCTATGTCTAATATTTAATTTTTCTAATCCTTTGGTAATAAGTTCTGTTTTGAGTATTGCTTCATTGTCAGTTATGATTTTTTCAGGCAAGCCGTATTTTTCAAACAAGCTCATAAGATATAAAGCAATGTCTAACGTGCTAAAAGCTCTGTTGTAATATTGTGTGTTTGTATCTTCTTTTACTTCTTTATAAAAAGCATCGAGAAAACAGCCTGAATATCTTTCTCTCGCTATGAATATGTGATAGTGCTTCCCATTGTAAGAATATCCAGTCGCATCTATTTCCCATTCTGCTTTATTTCTTGATAGCTTGCCCTTGCTTACTATATGCTTAGATGCTTCCCTCTTATCTAATCTTCTCTGTTGTAATTTTTCATAGCTCCCCCATTCTTGATTTATAAAGTCTTTGATAATTCTGTTGAAGCTCTGATAGGAAGTTATCCCTATCATTTGCAAATCCATTTCTATTAGTTTGTAAATTTGCCTAAAAGACAAAAACCTTGATTTTCCTTTTTCTTTATTTTTTAGAAGTAATAAATCTCTAATTCGCTGTTTTAATTCTTGCGGTATTTGTATACTTTTCTCTTTTTGTATCTGGATTTCTTGATCAATCCAGTATTTGATAGTAGAAAAGTGGGCTTTGATGCCCACTTTGTTGAGTATGGTTTGTATTTGTCTGAGGGAATATCCTTGTAAGAACAGTTCATAAGCTTTTATTCGTACTTCTCTCCTTTTCATTTTATTATCTCCTTACTGCAAATTTTTATTGCTTTTGTTAGTTGGTAGCTGGACTGGCTTATCAATCCAATATTTTATAGTGGTAAAGTGGACTGTGAAGCCCATTTTGTTTAAAATCTTTTGAATTTGTCTAAAAGAATAGCCTTGCATGTATAGTTTTATTGCTGTTGTTCTGATTTGCTCTTTCCTCATCTTACCACCCTCGCTTTGATGATTTTGAAAGTTCTATTGCTCTTTCTCTTGCTTCGTCCAGTAGCTGAAACACTTTTTCCCAACCTATTTTAATCGCTGCTTGATATGCTACTTCAAGTACAGCTTGTTTTGCATCCTCGTATATCTCCTCGTCTGTACGTGGTGGTGGCTCATTCTTTGGTCTTCCAGCGTTGGATTTCTTTTTTTCTTCTTGTTTTCCATATATCTCCTCTAAGACTTCATCCGTCAGAAACTCTTCCAGTTCTTTAGCCATCTGGTTTTTGTCTTCCTCTGTCCAGTCTCTCCAGTCTTTTGTTGTCCAGTCGCCTGTTTGTTTGGGGGTGGGGGTTGAGTCTGTACCTTTGGCGGAATCTGCAATTTTTTCAGGTTCCGCCATTTCTCTTTCCCAATCAGAAATTGTTTTTCGTCCTACCCCCAGCTCTCTTGCCACTTGCTCCTGTGTATACCCTTGCTTTCTCATTTCCAATGCCTTTTCTTTTACTTCCTCAGGCTTTTCTCTTCTTTTCAATCCAGAAGTCCAATTATAGATAGTCCTTTCAGATACGTTAAATATTTTTATAAGCTCTGATACTTCTATCCCATCCATGTAAAGCGACTGGCACAAGAGTCTTTTTTCCTCTTTAGTCAGTGGCAATCCATGTTTGTTTTTCGTGATCGCCAAAACCTTTGCTTCTAACATATCCTTGAGTTCTACTACTTCAGCCTTGATTGTTTCTCTACCAAGTCTCTTCGTAGCCATGAGCCTATGCATTCCGTCTATGAGCCAATATTCGTTGTTTTTCAACCACACGGTAATTGGTGGAAACTCAGAGCCAAGGCTCATGGCTTCTTTGTACTCTTCTACCTTGTCTTCCACCGTGTGGGTTTCCACACGTGGCAGAAGTCCTTGGATGACTTCAATTTTGCTGACCTGTACATCTTTAATGCCTAATACCTTCATGCTTGCCTCCTATGTGAAATGATGTATTTACCCGTGTCTAAGTTTAGCTCTACTATCTCATACATTTGTCCGTTTTCGTGTACTATGATCTCTTTGATGATCACCACATTATCTTGGAAGCTTATGTCATAGTGAAACATCTCTACTGTTTCAAGCTCTTTCATGATTTCTTTTGCCATTCTAAAAGCTCTTTCATATGGGCTTTTAGAGTGCTTAGCTATGCTTTGCAAAGCACCATGTTTGCTATGAAATATTTGCTCTATCATGATACACCTCCTAAAGGTTTTAAAAAGGGCAGGCACGAAGCCTGCAATTGTGGGGCAGAGGAGGAAAGGTTGCGGTCAGTGCGTGCCATTTTCAACTCCACACGGTTAATTAGAAGCACTCTTCCCCCCTGCTTCAATTCTTTGCTTGATAGTCTCTGTTATCTCATCGTATAAGTTTTTAGGTATATCTTTTGTGCTTTCTATACCAAAGTCAGCTAATACTGTTCTTACGATGAGTTCCGTTTCTTCTTCACCTATGTTATGATATTTTGCAGTAGTGCGTATTATTGCCCAGAGTCGTTTGACCTGAGCTTCGGATATGGTATTCTGATGCTCTGGCTCTGGGTCTTTTTCTTCTGGAATTTCTGGCACAAGCTCTGATTCTTCATATGGAAGCTCGTTTGTCTCTTCTGGAAACGCAAGCCTGAAAGCCTGTGCGATGCATACCTTTTTAAGCATGAATATTGGCATGCTTTTCCATGAGGGTGTATCTTTCCTGACTTCTGATAGGTAGACTTTCCACTTTAAAGGGTGTTCCCAGTCTTTTCTATAGATCGTAGTCTCTGCATATGTCCCAACCTCATCCTTGCCAACGGCTACATCCCAGCCGTTCAGTTTCCCAGAGCGTTCAGCACGTTTGATATATTCCGTATAACTTACAACTAATTGAAGGCTCCCTTTAAATGGTATAAAGTGAACCTCTTTTTTCGTGGGGTCTAATCCCAAGTGTTTTGCCAAAGCGACAGCTTTCCTGATTTCAATATCGCTCACCCCTTGTAGATGTGGGAATAGCACTTTTACTAACTCTACAACGTTATCTTGCTTTACTATTGCTGTCATTGTTTACCTCCTTTTTAATTGTTTGCGTGTTTTTCTAACACGCTCAAAAGATATAAAACATCTTTAAGAGTCTTAACTCTGTATTCTTTTTCATATACCACTACCCTATAACCCCTTGGAGATCTGAAAATGACAGCATGCAATCTCCAGAGTTCTTGTTGTAGTAGACCTACCTTCATTTTTTGCCTCCGTTTACTTCTCTATTGAGGTCTCGTGCAATTTTGCACCTGACAACTTTACGAGGACGCAACATTACTCTCATTCCTGTATTCGGATTGATAGCAGCACGAGCTTCGTACTGTTTGACGTAGAAGATACCAATCCCACTAATCTTAACTCTCTCACCCGATAAGAGAGTCTCTCTAATTACCGATACTGTTGCGTCCAGTATGTGCTCAGCCATCTTCTTTGGCACACCAGCCCTTTCGGCTACTGCTTCTATAAGCTCTGGTTTGTTCATACTCTATACCTCCTTTTAAGATTTTCTTCATTTTCTTTTCTTGCAAAATACTCCTCTACGTATTTGTAGATTACGTGAGGATCCTTAAGGTACTTAGAGATTTTGTGGATCACTGGCAACGATACACGCCTGCCAGCTATGACATCTCTAAGATACAGCTCTCGTACGCCGAGCTCTTCTGATAGCTTATTGATGGAGATGCCTTTCTTCTTTAGCTTCTCCTTGATGTACTCTCTAAACTCTTGCATGTTTAACCTCCTTCGTATACCATAAATAAATGGCTTAACTTTACGATATAGTTATTATAATACGATTATCGTATTTTGTCAAGTATTTTTTTATTTATTTGCGATAATCGTATAATTTTAGATTGTCGGCGAAGGTAATAGGAGGAATAGTATGGAAGACAGGCTTAAGCTGTTAATAGAAGTGCTTGGATTGAAGAATAAAGAGTTTGCCCAAAGGCTTGGTTTGAAACCATCAACGATTTCAGACTATCTACATGGAAGAGGGAATCCATCAGATACGGTTCTTATTTTGATCTCCAAAACCTTCAACGTCAATCCCGAGTGGTTGCGAACAGGTCAAGGAGAGATGTTTTTAAAAGAAGAAGATATATATAACAATCCCAACATAGAACCGATTGTATGGTATCCAGTTGTTGCCAAAGTAGGTGCTGGATTTCCTGAGGATAACTCACAAATAGAAGTGTTAGAGCATATACCTCTTCCTGTGTCTATGAATTTAGACAAGAGTAAACATTTCATCGTCAAGGTGCGAGGCGAGAGCATGGAACCTACTTTGCACGATGGGGATTACATCATAGCAAAGTATTTTTACAACGATGCTAAAGACTTGCCGAACAAGAAAATTGTCATCGTCAGAGATGACAAGGGAGAGTTGTATGTGAAGAGAATCTATAAAGGCAAAAACAGCATCGCTTTCATATCAGACAATCCAGATTATGAACCTATCCATCCAAACGAGGGTTTTAGGATCATTGGGACTGGTCAAGAAGTGATAGCAAGGCGGAAGTTGTGAGTGCAAAATTGCAGAAGTGTATAAAAAGTAGTATAATATTTGTATGAATTTTTTGTAAGGAGGTAAGTTATGGGGGCGGTTCTTTTCATTGCAGGGCTTATCATTTTTTTATTAACGTTTGTAAAGCCAAAAAATGAAGGTGAATCAAAGAAGTTGCAAATGTTCAGAGACCACAAATGGATATTTAGGATTGGTGGGTTTATTGTTATGGGTGTTGGTTCGGCGTTGATGCCTACAACTACTTCACAATCAACAAATACTACACAATCAACGGTGCAGACATCTAAGCAACAAGCAGTATCTCATAAACAAACAGCATCTCATCACCGAGCGGTTAAGTACTCTCACGCACCCCATTTTTCAAGCACAGAGTTGAAAAATGCTCTAGTATCCTTTTACAAGCAAAACTATCCTGACGGTATGGTAGTCCGCGTGCACAATCAAATTGTTATAACTTTTCCTTCTGAAGCAAATCCCTTTTCTACTTCTTTTGTAGGAGGTATCAATAACTGGCACTCAGGCGTTATCTGGGTGATTAACTGCGACTTAGGACGTAAGTATAGTAGAACTTTGGGAAGTAAAGAATGTTTAGCTCCTGAGGATACAGCAGGGCGTTCTATTATCAGCGCTTTGTATCATGTCTATCACATCAAGAAGCCGAACAAGGACGCATTAATTGACGTTATCAGGCATAAATGCTTAGACAGTGAATGTAAGACCATTACAACTGTAAGAGCATCTGATAATAAAAACTATATGCTTATGTTTATTTCTAAGTATGCACCAAACAGTAACCATATAGCATACATTGATATAGGCGTTTACTAACACTGCAAAATTGCAGGAATGACATTCTCCTAAAAACTTTGGAAGCTCTAATAAGATTTACAGATTCTAGATGATGATGTATTTTATGGATAGTTCCCCTAAGAGATATTAGAATAATATGTATGCTTAAAAAGTTAGGTGGTTACGTATGAAAGGTGTGAAAGTAAAGTACGTAAATCCTGAGATATTGAAAGAACTTGCAAGCCTAAAACCAGATGCATATAATCGTATGAGGGGGAAATATCCAAAAAGCGAAAAATGGCTGTCTGGAGAAGATTATCCTACATATAATCAGTTGGTAGAGCTTTCTAAAATATTTAATATTCCATATGGATATTTCTTCTTTAAACAATTACCAAAATATGAAATGCCAATACCACATTATAGGACAAAAAAAGACAATAATTTTACACCATCTGAAGAATTACTGGATACTATAAAATTTGCACAAAAGGTTCAAGAATGGGCAAGAGACATTTTATTAGAATTTGGTAATGATAAAATTGATTTTTGCGGAAAATATAAAAACAATCTTGATCTATACGCACAAGTATGCCACGATTCTATAGTTGATGAGCTTAAAGCCATATTTGATGTAAAAGAAGGTTGGGCAAAATCTAAAAGAACATGGAAAGATGCGTTTAGGTATTTAGTAGATAAAGCAGAAGAAAAGGGGATTATAGTTTTAATAAATGGGGTTGTAGGTAATAATACGCATAGGAAGTTGAATGTAAATGAATTTAGAGGGTTTGTCTTATACGATGAAATAGCTCCTGTTGTTTTTATAAATAATGAAGATGCGTTATCTGGGAAAATATTTACATTAATACACGAAGTCGTTCATATCCTAATTGGGGAAAGTGCATCTTTTGATTATAAAGATTTACAGCCTGCGGATAATGAAATTGAAAAGTTTTGTGATAAATGTGCTGCAGAGTTTTTAGTTCCTACAAAAGAGTTATTAGAAGTTTCCAAACAGACAAAAGATTATGAAGAACTTGCAAAACATTTTAAAGTTAGCCAAATAGTCATTGCTCGTAGATTATATGATTTAAATTTAATTAACAAAAATGAGTTCATTGAATCCTTACAAAAAATCCAAGGAAAAGAATATGATAAGCCTGTAAGTAAAGGAGGCAATTTTTACGAAACTGTAAAACTTCGTTTAAGTCAAAGATTTTTAAGCTTGTTAAAGTCTGCTATTTATGAGAATGTTGTTACTTATAGAGACGCTTTATTAATCACAGAATTAAAAGCTAAAAGCTTTTTTAAACTTATAGGAGAAGATGCGTGAGTTCGCAAACTCTGTATTTATTAGACGCAAATATTTTAATTACAGCTGCAAGAAATTTTTATAGCTTTGATTTTGGAAATAATTTTTGGGATTTCTTAGTACGAAAAGCTGAAGATAATAGAATAAAGAGCATAGATAAAGTATATGATGAAATAATAGGAGGCGATGATAGACTGAAAGAATGGGCTAAAACAGATTTCTTTGAACACTTTTTAGATACTACAGAAGCTGAAGTTTTGAATAACCATTCAGAGCTTATGAAATGGGCAGAAGAACAAGAAGAGAAATATAGTCGAAATGCAATAAATACTTTTATCAAAGAAAACAACGCTGATCCTTGGCTAATTGCTTATGCTATGAAAAATAAACAAAGAATTGTCATAGTAACATTTGAGAGAAAGGTTGATAATATAAAGAGAAAAATTCCGATACCCAACGTTTGTGAAGAATTTGATATAAAATACTGCGATTTGTATGAGATGCTCAAAAACTTAAATTTTAAATTTAATTTTTGATCATATAGAGATATAGAATTGAAACTTCATTGAAACCTTTGCTTGTATTCTTTCTATAATTGTTTTACGCTTTTAATATGAAGCTTGATTGGGAACTTATAAGAGAAATCCTTCTCAAACTTGAGGAGCTCCCAGAACAAGAAGGACAGCTAATGCCACAAACCTTTCAGCCTTTATATGATTGGGAAAAAGTTTCATATCATATCAAACTTCTTTCGCAAGCTGGCTTAATAGAGGCAGGTACTATAAAAGCTCTTGGTATGCCAACTATCTACTACGCTAAATCTCTAACTTGGAACGGGCATGAGTTTTTGAACAGCATACGTAATCCTTCTGTTTGGAATAAAGTGAAAGAAAGAGCAAGGGAAGTTGGAATAAACCTAACGCTTGATATTGCAAAAGAAATTTCCAAAGCTGTTATCCATAGTCTTCTTCATTGAAACCTTTGCTGGCAATGTTTGATAAATTAGCTCATACTTTTGAGCATGAACTATGCCAGCTTTGGGAAGATTGTTTTTCAAGTCTATTCATACAAAGAACACACAGAAACAAATCAATATGCAGTTGCAAAACTGCAGACAGTTATAGCCCCAAGCAGTCTTCAATATCTTGGAAATGAACTCCAATCACTTGAGCTTACTATTGGCTTTCATAATGCTTATTGTGATCCTTTGGAAGAATATCAAAACTTAAAAGATATTGCTAAACAAGGAACACCACAAAAGCTTATCATCGCTGAGAAAGTCTTTGGTGATTATGTGATAGAAAGTATAGAGGCACAGTATCAGAAAATAGATGCGTATGGAAAGCCCGTTGATATTACTTTGCATGTAAAATTCACACAATACATACCAAAAACACTGCAAAAAAGAAATATAAAAACTACGAAAAAACCTGTAGCAGTAAAGAAGAAGAAGGGATAAAGGATGGAATACATACAATACATTGTCAAACAAGGGGATAGATGGGACACGATAGCGTATGATATGTATGGTGATCCGTATCTGTATGAGCCAATCCTAAATGCCAATCAGCAGTATTTAGGACTTCCATATCCACCAACGGGTGCAATTTTGCAGATTCCAGTCTTGGTAGTCTCTACATTACCAAATCAACAGCTTATTAAAGCACCATGGCAAACAGATTAGAGCTTTATAAGCCTTATCTTTATGTGGAGATAGACAACATAGATGTATCTGCCTATATAACACCCTATCTCACACGCTTTCACGTCACGGACAATGATGGACTGAAAAAATCAGAAAGCGATGATGTACAGATTGAAGTAGAAGACAGTGAGCATTTTTTCAGAGACAATCCACCAGCCAGAGGCTCAAGTTTGAAAATTATATTTGGTTATGAAGAGATAGTAAAGCAAGGGCTGTTTTACATAGACAGCTACAGCTATCACTATTCAAGATCTGGTGCAACATTCAATATCAAAGCCCTTGCAAAAGATGTGAAGGCAGCTTTTAGAACGCTAAAGACAACGGGCTTTGAAAATATGACATTAAAGTCAATAGCTCAAGAGATCGCTAATAGAAATCACTATCAGCTATTTTTCGACGGTGATGATGTGCATTTTCAAAGAGTAGATCAGTACAAACAAAGAGATTTAGAGTTCTTACAAAAGCTTTGCAAGTTATATGGATATATCTGCAAAATTGCAGACAAGAAAATCATCATTAGAGAGCTACACAAGACCCTAAACGATGCCAAAGTTTTCACGATCACACCAGATATCACCATAGATTTTGAAATAGATGTATCGAGCTTGTATGATGCAGAAGTAAGTATTCAGTATTTAGCACCAAGCAAAAAAGCTGTGATAGGAGATAAAAAGAAGACAGAAGTCAAAGCAAGCGGTGATACTCAAGAGCTACGAACAAGGATAGAAACAAAACAGCAAGCGGACAAGGTAGCACAAGCACAAAAAACACTGAACGATATGGATCAAGCAAAAGGAAGGATCACTACTATAGGACTTCCACAAGTGTATGCATCGTGCCAGATAGAACTAAAAGGCTTTGGTGCAAATTTTGATGGGCTGTATTACTGTTCTTCTATTACACATGAAGTTAGCAGGTCTGGATATACAACAGAGATAGAGTTTACAAAAAATCCAAAACAAGGAGGGAAAAAGAAATGATTAGACGAGGTATTGTAGTAGCTGTAGATGAGCAAACCGCAAGGGTAAGAGTTCAGATGCAAGATCTGGACGGTGTAGTATCAAATTGGCTTCCAGTGGTGCATCACAAGACACATCAGGACAAAGCGTATTGGCTACCTGACGTCGGCGAGTATGTTGTCGTTGGCTTTGATCAAGAGGGAAATTACAGTGATGCTTATGTCTTAGGTGCTATTTACAGCGATCAAGACACGGTACCTGTTGCAAATGTAAATCAGTTCTATATCAAGTTTCAAGATGGCACTACGATTGCTTACGATAGGCAAGCACATGCGCTGACCGTTAATTGTATTGGGAGTATAACAATAAACACGAGCAACAACATTACGATAACAGGAGCAAATATAGATATATCAGCAACCGGGAATGTAACTATACAAGGTGCAACGATAAATCTCAACTAATAATTAGGAGGGTATTATGCCTGGGATTGTAAGAGTAGGAGATCTTAGCACTGGTCATGGGTGCTTTCCTGAACAGCCATCAGTGCAAGGATCTACAAACGTGCTTGTGAACGGAAAAGGTGTTGTGAGATTGGGCGATTTGTGGGCTACTCATTGCTGTACTAGTGATCCGAGCCAGTGCCACGATGGGGTTTCTTCAGGAGCTTCTTCTTCTGTGTTTGTAAACGGTCAGCCAGTGGTCAGGGTAGGAGACCCCATCTCTTGTGGCTCAACAGCAATGCAAGGAAGTAGCAATGTGATGAGTGGTTGAAACCTTTGCTGGTAATATAACACAGGTCTTCATATCATAACCGTATGAACGCAAAGGCAAAAGGAAGTCGTGTAGAACGAGAAATAAGAAAGATATTTGAAAGAAAAGGCTTTAAGGTTGTGAGATCTGCTGGGTCTTTAGGTTCTGCAGATTTGCATGTTGAGGGGATTGGATATATACAAGTAAAAGCGAGAAAAGAGATGGCAATCTATAACTGGCTTGAAGGTAACGATGCAGTCGTAATAAAAGCAGATAGACAAGAACCACTGATTGTAATTCCGCTTGAGAGGTTCCTATCATGGAAGTAGCACTCTTGGCTTTGCAGCAGGCAATTACTCCACAGGCATCTATGCTCATTGTTGTCATTGTATTGTTGATTTTTGCAAGACATCAGCAAGACAAAATCAATAGACTTACCGAATTCATTGAAGATAGAAACGCAAATATTGAACAGAAAATAGAAGAAATCCAGCAACAGCTAAAAGACTTCATTACGAAAGAAGAGCACTATAGAGACGTCTCAGGCTGGAGAGGGGAATTACAAAAGCTTGATGCAAAACTGGATAGGTTTATTGAAAAGTTCATTGAAACGAGGAGAAATGCATGAGTACGAAAGCTTTGAGAGGGGAGATTTTAGATTTTCTACACAGAATATCGCCACGAGTCATTGATGAGTTAGAAATCATAGGTGTGTTCTATCAATACCACAAAGATAACGAAATCAGAAATGCATTGTTGTACTTGGTTGATAGAGGATATATAAAGGTGATAGAGGAACCACACCCTTACAAAGCCAGAGGCAAAATACATCTATATCAAATCACAGCGGATGGCATTGATGTTTTAGAAATGACTAAACAAGACGATGGCATCATCGTGCCAGAGAGGGAGTGATGGGAAGAAGAAAAAAAGCACAGCTTTATGACATCATACAAAAGATTGTTTATCTATATGAAAAAGAAAAAAGAGATTTTAAAACAATTGAAAGCCTTCTAAGGACAGAAGGATATGACATCTCAAGGTCTTCTATTCATAGAGCATATAAGGACTATTCAGAAGCTGCTAAACAATATAACGAATGGTGGGATAAGATAGAGATCTTAGTTCAGCAAACACAAAGCAAGCCAACGAGCTTTATGTTGTCTTCTCTTGTTGCAATGTTGACTCAAAAAGTGCTTGAGTTTACAAAAGATATAGACAGCTTTGATTTTGAAGAACCAGAACAGCTTATAGCAGCAGTCCATAAGCTTTCACAGATGAGCCAATCTCTTGAAAAACACATTACTGAAAAATTGCAAAAAGCAGCTGAGAAGATAGAAGAAGAAGGAAAGAGAAGAAATATTGATCCTGAGTTTTTAAAGCTTATAAAGGAAGAAATCTATGGAGTTTGATAAACTCCTTATGCCATATCAACAATACGCACTGCAGCAAACGTTTGAAAAGAAGTATTCAATCATTATGTGGTCAAGACAAACAGGTAAATCTTTTGTAGTTTCTCTTTTTGCAGTTCTAAGAGCAATTGAAAAAAGGAATCATTTAGTAGCTATTCTGTCTCCAACCGAGCGTCAGTCAAAAGAGCTGATGGAGAAAGTAAAAAAGCATGTAGAGTTTTTAAAAGAGATTGGAAAGTTTCAAGGAGAAATAAGCTTTTTTGAAGATACAACCACAAACGTTCTTGAAGTAAGATTTCCAAACAAAAGCAGAATAATAGGGCTTCCAGCGAACCCCGATGGTGTGCGTGGTCTTACGGGGGATGTGATATTGGAAGAAGCTTCATTTTTTAAGTATGGCTATAAGGTCTATCAAGCTATCTTTCCATCTATTACAAGGAACAAAGACTTAAAGCTCGTCGTGATATCTACTCCAAGAAGCCGTAGTGATATTTTCGGACATCTTTGGCAGATGTCAGAAAACAATGAGCTGTGGTTTAGGCAGAAGCTCACTATTTACGATGCAGTGGAGCAGGGCTTGAATATAGATATTGAAGAATTGCAGAAAGGCGTTCCAAATCAAGACATTTGGCAACAAGAATATATGTGTGAGTTTATGGATGAGGAAAGCGTGTTGCTTCCTTATGAAATCTTGCACTCTTGCACCTTAGAAGGTATAGAAGCAGATGTAAAAGAACTCACTGGAGATGTTTATCTTGGCGTTGATATTGCAAGAAGACATGACCTTACTGTTATATCTATCCTTGAGAAGATAGCAGGAAGGTATTATCTCAGAAAGCAAGAGATACTTAGAAAGCTGCCATTCTCAGAGCAGTTTAAAATCATTGATTATCTTTGCCATTTTACACGCAAAATTGCAATAGATGAGACAGGTATAGGTATGCAGATAGCAGAAGAGCTGGTCAAAAAATGGGGAGACATAAAAGTACTACCTGTTTATTTTACAAACAAAGCAAAAGATGAACTGGCAAGCAGAATAAAGGCAGTTTTTCAAGACAAGATGATAAGCATCCCAGCTGACAAAGACCTCATAGAAGACCTTCATTCTGTTAAAAAGGCACTGACAAAAGCGGGGAATGTGAGATACGAAGGAGAGACAGAAGATTCACACGCAGACAGATTTTGGAGCTTGGCTTTGGCTTTACATGCAGCAAGCCAAGAAGATGTAAAAGAAATAACGCCTATTTACTTTGCAAGCCAACCTAAGGAGGCATTTAAGTATGGATATAAAGCAATTCATTAAAAAGTTCTTTGGCGGTAATGATATACCACCAAACAAAATACCAACGGAAATCCCACGCCATCGTATATCTTCTGAGCCTGCGAAAGTTCTTGTTCCTGACACTTTAGATGCGAAGTGGAGATTTCTCAATCCACGCTATCCACGTGAGTGGCTCCAAATCATTGAAAAAGGAGTGGTGGTAAACCCAATCCTATCGCAAACGCATAACTTACTGATTGCTCTTGGCAATTCAGGACATACTGTGACGGTTCAAGGTCCAGACGCAGAAAAAGCTCAAGAGGATCTCAAAGAGCTTGCGTTTTTTCTCAACACAGATCACCTAGTAAATGAGCTGATCGCACAAATCAATATCGCAGGTGCAATATCAGCTGAAATTGTTGTAGACCCAAACCTAAAAGGCGTTGAAAAAATCGCACTCGTTCCTGCTTGGTCTATCTGGTTTGATTACAACTTCAAAACTGATGAATATGAGCCATATCAATGGCTTGGGATATTAGATCCTGTAAAATTAAACACATTCACATATAAATATATACCGCTTCTCACGTTTGATAGTTCTCCATATGGTATACCGCCATTCTTAGGAGCTCTCTCTACTCTTGATATCACAGAAGAGCTGTTGACGGAACTAAGAGGTCTTGCAAAGAAAATGGGACTACTTGGCTTTCTTGATGTAAAGTTTCCAAATCTACCAAAAGCTCCAAACGAGACCGAAGTGGAATATAACAACAGACAAAAGCAATTCTTACAGAATGTTGCACAAGATATCGCAAACAATATGACACAAGGTATATTTTTACACTTTGAAGGAACAGAGGCAGAGTTCAAAGAGTTAACGTCTGGTGGTGCTGGAGCTGGTACTGGGCTCACGGAAATACTCTCTATTGTAGAGCGTTGGACAATAGAGGGAGCAAAGGCACAGCCAGCGGTGTTGGGGTTTGCAACGGGATATACAGAAACATGGAGCACTGTAGCACTCCACATTTTTGTGAATCAAATACAAGCAACACAAAATATCGTGCAACGCTTCTTAGAATACACATACAAACTGCATCTGCTCTTACGAGGCTACAATATCACTGATGTAGATATCACGTTCAAGCCTCTACCAAACTTCCAGCCACAGACAGCAGCACAAGCACGGCTATTTGATGCTCAAGCTGTTGTGCAATTGTTGCAAGCGGGAGTAATCAACATAGACGAAGCAAGAAAGCAATTGGGGTTAGAAGCAAATGGGGCATGAAAACGACTGGGACATCAGAGGCAATGAAGAAATAAACAGGCTTGTAAGCGTAGTATTGCCTCAAATGCTTGAAAGACTACATCACGTCTTAGAAGACGCTTTTAGGTATGCAAAATATTTTGTTTCTTTTCAGCAGTTCCAAAGTTTTATTTTTGCAAAATTGCAGGAAAAAATGAACCTACCGACCGAAGCAAAAGCCTTCTTGTCAAAAGAGTTTGAAAAAATCTATAAAGAGGTGCAAAAAGAAGCAGTTCCACATTTGCATGATGTTGAGCTTGGCTCAGCGGATATATGGACGATACAATGTGCAGAAAAACTGGCTGATTTCTACATGGGGGGTTTCTTTCAAGGAGATACACATCTACGGCTTGAGGTTATTAAGTGGATGAACCAATACTATTTGACGGAAGGACATCCCATCGGAAGAGGGCAAAAAGGCATTAGAGAGTTTGTAAATAGATTTGGGCAATTTCTCAAACAAAAAACACAATATAAAGTAAGACAAATACTAGACACAACCTACAACCAGCTTAAAAACTCAGCACGTATAAGAGCGTTTGAAAAGGCAGAGATAACATACTACCAGTGGAGTGCTGTAGGAGATAGACTTACGTGTCCCTACTGCAATGCGATGGACGGGAGGATCTTTCAAACAGATGATGCAATACGTACAATAGATCTCATTGATGCAGACCCCCAAAGCTTGCCATCTTTCAGACCATTTGCAACGAGCACACCATTACCTATGTTGCGATCTATGTCGTCATCCAGTATGCCAACGAAGTTTCCACCAGCTCATCCAAGTTGCCGATGCACTGTTGAAGCACTAACAGAAATAGAAAGAATACCTGTCACAGTTGAAAGAGCAATAAGACCTGCAAATTTGCAGCAAGAAGCAATGCAAACTCAACTTGAAAATGAATACAGAGCCCTCAAACCTGAAGAGATTGCAAACAGGATAAGAGCGCATCTGGGGAGCGATTGGAGAAGAGAAGCGAATCACTATGATGTAGAAGTAAAAAGGCTGGCAAAACAGTTTGAGAAGCACGGTAAAGAAGTGGGTGCTGAAAACATAGATCAATACGAAAGACTTTCTCATGAAGTTATTAGGAATCCAGACAAGGTTTACATCCAGCGAATACAAGGAGCCACTGGATTTGAAACTCATTACATCTTTATCAAAGGAGACAAAGCAGTGATCTCTTCAGATGATCACCTGGGCATAAAAGCTTTTCATAAGCTAAAAGATGATATAGAGGATGATAAAAGCCAAAATAAAGCATTAATACGTGTCCTTTGAAATCTTTGCTGGTTTTATGAGCTTTTTATAAACAAAATAAATACATGCAAGTTGTAGAAAAAGACACTGTCAAAAGTGTCATGCAAAATATCAGAGTCATACTCACAACTCAGAAAGGGACTGATATACATAGACCCGACTTTGACTCTGATGTATGGCAGTTCATAGATCAACCATTGACAGCAATCACAATTGGCAAAATCAAGGCTGAAATAACAGATGCTATAGAAAGATTTGAGCCCAGAGTAAAAGTGAAGAGTGTATTGATTCAGAAAGCATATGCAGGAATAAAGGTCTCAATAGAAGTGCAATTGCTTGATACTGGAGACATCATCACGGTGCCCTTATGGCTGATGTAAGCTTTATCAATACAGACCCAACATACTACCAAGAGCTTCTTATAGATGCTTATCAAAACATTACAAATAGAACACTATATCCAGCAGACCCCGATCGTTTACTTGTAGACTTACAAACCTACGCAACGGCTTTGTTGGCTGTTGCAATCAATGAGACAGGGAAACAAAACCTACTGGCATATGCCAGCGGAAGCAATCTTGATGCATTAGCAGAATTCTATGGCATCACAAGACTACCAGCCCAGCCAGCACAAACGACACTTCAATTTTCTATCAACCAACCGTTGGCTTTTAATGTCGTAATACCCACTGGAACAAGAGCGACGCCTGATGGACAGCTCTTTTTTGCAACTTTGCAGGATGGGACAATAACAGCTGGAAGCACATCTGTAAGTATTCCTGCTGTTTGTGAAGTAGCAGGCTCTATCGGGAATGGATATGTAGCTGGACAAATAAACCAGCTCGTGGATACAGTGCCATACGTAACAAGCGTAGTAAACACTACCACAAGCATGTATGGCACAGATCCAGAAACAGATGACAGATTCAGACAAAGAATCAGGCTCAGTATGGAAAGGTTTAGCACAGCGGGACCAGGCAAAGCTTACAAATACTGGACCCTGACAGCTCATCAAGACATAGAGGACGTAGAAGTTTTTTCGCCGAGCCCAGGACAGGTTACTGTCGTATTCACAACTACAGGCGGGAATATACCAGACCAAGACATGATCAACACAGTTGCTACTTTTCTATCACAAGACCACATTAGACCCCTCACAGATCAGGTTTCTGTAATAGCTCCAACGCCTGTTTATTACAACATAAATGTCACTTACTACATAAATCAAAAAGATTCAGCTAAGGTATCAATTATTCAAAATGCAGTAAATCAAGCAGTGCAAGATTTCATAAACTGGACTCAAAGCAAGATAGGAAGGTATATACTCCCAGAGCAATTGATAGCAAGAATAAGAGACGCTGGGGCTTACATGATAGACCTAACAGCACCAACGCAACAAACCCTGACAATCCAGCAAATAGCATATGCAAACAGCGTCAACGTTGTTTATGGAGGCTTGGTAAATGATTAAGGAATTAACACCCTCCAGTATTCAAGAGCTTCAATATCTCGTTGACACGTTTGATACAAGCTTTGAAGAAATTCAAAATCAAATAATAAACGCTTTAATTTTGCCAAGAATAGACCAGATTACAGATGAAAACTTGTTAGATTTGTTAGCTTGGCAGTTGCATATTGAGGGATACGAGCTTGCTACCCCGATAGAGCAAAAAATAAGCATGATTAAAAATGCCTTTCTGCTCCATAAATACAAAGGCACACCCTACGCAATTAAACAAGTGTTTGAAAGCTTAGGTATCACTGCAGAATTGCAGGAATGGTTTGAGTATGGTGGCAATCCTTACATGTTTAAAATCTTACTTGACACTGTTATATCTGATGAAGAAACATATATAAAACTCGCAAATTTAATAAACGAATATAAAAATGTTCGCTCGTGGCTAGATAGTATAGGAGTTCATAGAGAATATACAAATGATGTATATATAGGCTCTGCGTTTAATGATGGGAAACACTACGGAATACAAACGCATCTGCCAGATGTAAACATAGCCAATGCAAACACATATATAGGCTCGGCAAACATGATAAGCTCACAATACAGAATCAGAACGCATCTTCCAAAAACCGTTGAAAATGCAAATCTCTACATCGCAGGTGCTGTGATGACATCAAGCTACATACAAATAGCTACTCAAGGGGGTAGTACATAATGGCTGATTTTAATGGTACGATACTAACAACAGCTGGCTTGAACCTTCTTTCACAAGCTCAATCTGGTGAAACTTTGCAGTTTACACAAGTAGTGCTTGGCTCTGGCACGTGGTCAAGCACCATGAACCCATCCAGCATGACATCGCTGGTTTATCCAAGCCAGACGGTGCCAATCCAGAGTGTGAGCGTGGTTGGTGATGGAACTGCAAGGCTAAGATTTCTCATATCAAACAGCTCGCTATCGTTGGGATACTTACTTTCTGAGATAGGTATATATGCACAAACTACAAGCTCACCAAACACTTTGTACGCAGTTACATATGCTCAAAATCCCGATTTTATCCCAGCCGCTGGCGTGACAACGATAGAAGATGTGATTGATATCTACACTGTCGTATCAAACGCTCAAAGCGTGACGGCGGTGATAGACAATAGCGTATTGCTTGCAACAATTCAGGATGTCAACACTGCAAGACCTGAGTTTTCAAGTTCAACGCCAACGGATTTATATCCGGGCAAAATATGGGTAAGCGATACACAGCCTGCGGAGTTTTACGATGGGACTCAGTGGCAGCCGTTTAATGCTGGATTGCTTGACGGATACTCTGTAGGAAGTGCTACAGGACAGATACCGCTCAATAACGGAACGCTCAACATCACGTTGAATGCTGACATGGTGGATGGTTTTCATGCGTCAGCTACTCCTACTCCGAATATGTTGCTACCGCTGAATTCAAACACACAATTCCCAGCCAGTGTAATACCGCCCGTCAATGCTTCTTCCGTTGGAGGGTATACGGTTTCGGCAACTCCTGCTCCTAATGTTTTATTACCTTTAAATTCAAACGCACAGTTTCCAGCAAGTGTCTTCCCGCCAGGAGTAGGCAATGGATACGCAAACCCTATAAATTTAACTTCAGCAACGGCTGATTACCTTCTACAGCCAGGGCAAGTTGCCGTAATTAGCTTTAGTAGTCAAACATTAATACCTCTTCATATAGCGGTTCCTGAGCCTTCTTCACCAACTACCCCAGTTATATACGAGTTTACTCTTTCAGTTGCAACGGGGAGCGGGGCTAATGGAGCTTTTTGGTTATACCCTAACAATACAAGCTATGGAAGCAGTATTTCCGTTGCTATGGTAGAGATGTCTTCTACAAACACTGTTGCTTTTTGGTCAACATCAACAGGATCTTTTGTACTTGATATACAAATGGGAATCTCAGATACACCGCCTATAACGCTTAAAGCAACCGCTTGCTATTGGGGTTATTCATACCCTAAACAGCTTGTAGGAATGGGCGGTGACAATGGAGGACTGGCTATTGGTAACAGTATTTGGAATGATACATCAACTCACTGGTCTTCGCTCGGGTCTTTTGGCTGTTTGGTAGGGAGTGGTTATACACCTGTAGGACCTGTTACAGGGACAATAATCGTTAGGAGGATATCATGAAAGTATGGGCTTATTTAAACAGTAATGGTGTTGTATGTTGTGCATTAACTCCTGAAGCAGTTCCGCCAGGAGTGTCTTACACTTCTTTTACGGTGAATTCTCCTGATGATGTGGTTTATGCGTCTGGCACTATTAGAACTAAAACACAATCTGAGTTATTAGCAGAAGCTCAACAACAAGCTTTACAACAGCTTTCACAATCTACAATGAATTACATTTACCAATACTACCCAGACTGGAAGCAACGTTCTGACATGTCAGATTTAACAAACGGAGAAGCGTATTTGACTTACGCTGGGATTAATACAACACAGGTAAGACAAACTACTGCTCAACAGGTCTTATCGGGAGTTTCTTACACTCAAGCTTTATCAACGCTGAGCCAGTCATTTAACAGCAACACCAATCCCACAATCGGATATTGGTTGGAGCAACTACTCAAGATAGGTTATAGACAAGACTTTGTATTCAAAGTAAAACAACAATACTATTCAATTAGTCAGCAAATAAGCTCGGCAACATCTTTGCCAACGCCATCCTACACAATAAACGTTCCACCCCCTAATGTGCCATGAAGCTGACTACACCGCTTATAGTAAGACTTGAACCAAACGGTGCGAAATGGAGATTAGCTGAACCTTTCTCGGCTTACACTGATATACCAGAAGAAAGGGAATGGATACATGTTCCAGAAGGCTTTGAGACTGATTTTGCTTCTATCCCAATAGTCTTTATGCCGTTCCTAACATGGAAAGACAAATTCAACAAAGCGGCAGTAGTGCATGATTACCTTTATTACACAAAGAAATATCCAAGACATATAGCAGATAAAGTCTTTCTTGAGCTTCAAATTGCGTTAGGTGTAGAGAAATGGAAGGCTTACACTTTTTATTATGTAGTGCGGTTGTTTGGTTGGACACATTGGAATAGAAAATGATGGGATTGTTAGGCTTAGGGACTTTTATTAGATTAGGGATTGCATTTGCTCTATTATGTGCTTTAGGGTTTGATGTTTATGCTTTTCATCACATAAAACATTTAAACGAAGTGATATTACTTCAAAAACAACAAATCACACAAGAGCAATCTTATATATCCTATTATGCAAACTTATATGACAAAATAAAACATGATTGCCAGTTAAACAAAAAACAGATTATTAAACGATACTCAGTAATAGCTAAAGAAGCCACTACGCCAATACCACAAATCCAAATACCAAAAGAGCATAACCAGTGTAAAGCTTTAAAGGAGATGGTAAATGAAGCGTCTAATTATTTTAGCAAGTAGCCTTCTTTTGTTTAGCTGTGCTATGCAACCAAGAACAATCACGCTTCCGCCTATCACTAAAGAAGTGATTGTGAGATGCCCTGTGCCTAATATTCCACATACAAAAAAGCCCATCATAAAAAAACAAGAGCCAATTACTGAAAAATTGCAGAAAATGTTGAACTACATGTTTAGATTGCAAAGAGAAAACAAGCTTTTAAGAGATGTTTTAAAAACGTGTAAAGGAGGTTGAATATGAATCACTTAAAAGTCATCGTGCAAAAGCACTGGCTGGATATCGTCTTGGCTGTAGTGTTTTTTGCTATAGCATTTAGTACTACGATTTCACATGGAGCTTTCCTGTTTGCATTGGCAAGAAAGGTAGCACTGGCAAGCGCTGGTTTGGTTTACTACTACGCAACTCGCTTATTGAAGGTAGGACATATAGAATGGAGGGATCCGTATGACAAAATATATAGTATTGTGCTTCTTATTTATATCGCAATTGTCTTTAGCTTGGGTTAATCCGAGGTGTGTAAGGCTTGAAAAGCCGATAGAAAAAGCAGCAAAGCAGATTATATCGCCAAAGTTCCCGTGGTGGTATAACGTAGCACTTGCAGAACAAGAAAGCAATTGCATGTGGATTACTTCAAGGGATGGATGGGGTAGTGTGGGATATTTCCAACTGACGCCAGTCGATGAAAACTGGCTTATTAGACCATTATTTCCACACTGGGAAGATCCATACTCTATGGACGCTTTCTATGGCTTCGCTTATGTATTGAAAACACTTATACATTCTACTCCACATCATAAGCTCTGGATGGCATACCAAAGATACAATGGTGGGAATTGGGTTATCTGGGAATGCAAGGGTGCAGGCTCATATCAGTGGAAGGCTTGTTATGATTACTGCAAAGCGCATCTCGGACAGCCGCACCACAGAGGTTATGTCTGTGTTTGGAGAAGATGGGGAAGATGTGTAGAGTATAGAAGCGCTTGTGATATCAATTATCTTTATTCCCTCCATATCTTTGAGTGGGGGCAAAAATACAAGCCGATGTGTGCGGTTGACTATATAAACTTTTGGTGATAGAATATGTTTAAATATATTAAATTATTCTTTACTACGATTGCACTGCTTCAAGGCTTAGCTTTGTCTCAGCCTGTCCATGTGGCTTTCATTGGCGACAGCATATCTTTAGAATTAAAACCTTACTTAAAACGTGAGATACCTGATACCTACGTAAATGGCAGAGTTGGTAGACAGTTTTACAGTGTGTTTAATGTCTTAAAACGTATAAACATAAAAGATTACAATGTGTTTGTCATTGAACTTGGAACTAATGGATATGTAAAACCAAGCGATTTAAACCGTTTAATAAATATTTTACACGGTAAAAAGATTTATTTATGCACGATTAAACTTCCAAACAAATATATTTGGAAGCATGAAGTAAATAATCTCTATTTTAAGACAATCAAAGAGTATCCTAACGTAAAAGTAATTGATTGGTATGATTTTAGCAAAAACCATCCCCAGTTTGTTATAAGGGATGGCGTGCATTTGACAACGTTAGGAGCCAAAGAATACGCTAAACTTGTTGTGGATAGTTTAAGATAATCTGCAAAATTGCAGTGTAAACAACCTGCAAAAATTGCAGATTTTCACAAAATATTCCAACCTGCAAAAATTGCAGATTGGAATAAAACATATGACAGCCATCAGGAAAAGTGTTGCATTTTTTTGATACAACTTCACAAATTTTTCACAACTTCTTTATAAAAATTCCAACTGTGGGGTTTCTCAAAAAAATGCAACGATTATAAAAAAAATATAAAATTGCAAAATTGCAGTTTGAAAATTTTTTTATGTATTTTTAAAAGATATAGAAAAGACAATAACTTAGAATGCAATCCCGATATATCCAAAATAGTCCTGCTTAATCCCAGATGTTAATATAATTTCCGTTGCATTTTTTTGAGAAATTATTTATATATAAACGGAGAGGGAGGGATTCGAACCCCCGGTGGGCGTGAACCCACTGATGATTTCAAATCACCCGCTTTCGGCCACTCAGCCACCTCTCCTGAAGTTATAT